GCCATTATATTGAAGTGGACAGAGATACAAAATATCTTTGCTAGAAAACTTAAAATAATATATGCCAATACTTTTGAAGAGGTTTTAAAAGCCTTTCAAAAGGGTTACGAAAAAGAATTAAAACCTAAAAAAATAAGAGGAATTAGAGATTATTTTTTAGAAAAATGGAACAAAAAGAATGCAGCTAAGCAAGCTAAGAAAATCACTGAAACCACTAGAAAGGCTCTTAACGAAATAATCACAAAGGCTCAAGTGGAAGGAATACCACATAAGCAGGTAGTGAAAGAAATACTAGATAAAGTGGAAGACATGAGTAAAACCAGAGCCGACACCATAGCCAGGACAGAAACATCTAAAAGTATAAATACCACTAGCTTTGAAACTGCCAAAGAATCTGGAATGTTGGAAAAGTGTTGGATCCATATAGGTGGAAAAAAGACATTTAGACCACACCATAAGGCTTTAAATGGCAAATGGATAAAAATTGATGATGTCTTTATCGTAAAAGATGGAATAGTGGCCAGATATCCCCATGATGAAAAATTACCAGTGGGAGAAATAGTGAGATGTAGCTGTTTAATAATATTTAGATAATAGGAGGGGCTAAATGCCAAAAAATAGAAAAATTTTTCAAATAGGCTCTGTGACCTTTAGCGAAGAGGAAAGTAAAACAGGAGTCTTTAACGGAATACTGGTAAATATGGAAAACAATCATGAACCAGCCAAGGGCTACTATGTGTTCAATAAAGGAAGCATGGAAGGTAATAATAATAAAAAGCTATTTATGCTTTATAACCATAATGGGGACATGATACCAATAGGGACAATGACAGGAATAGAGGCAGAAAAAGGATTTGAAATAGAGGGAAAATTTGACCTCAATAAGTTGGAAAATGGAAATTACATCAATGAAGAAGCTGCTAAAATATACTCTTTATTGAAAAACGAAAAGGCTCCCTTTGAACTTTCTGTGGGAGGAAACATCGTGGAATACAAAGAAAGAGCGGAAAATGGAAAATATATAATTGATATTTTAAAATTTGATGCTTACGAAGGCAGTATTACCCCAAAAGGGGCAGTTAAGGGAAGTAAGATAACTACAGTATTTAACAAGAATAATAATGATAATCTAGGAGGAACATTAACAATGAATGAAGAAATGAAACAATTTTTAGAAGAATTATTTACAAAATTTAGAGCAGATATTTATAATGCAAAAGATGCAGAAGAGGTAATGGCATTACCTAAAAAATTTAAAGCCTTAGAAGAAAATTTTTCACAAGTAAAAGATTCTTTGTCTGCTGAATTGACAGAAACATATAACAAAAAATTTGAAGAATTAAATGAAATAATTAAAGGATTGAAAACAAGTTATATTCCGACTGCAACTGAATATAGCGAAGCTGTACAATTCGCAGCAATGCTAGATGAAGTAGAAAAATTAGGACTAGGAAGAACAAAAGAATATTCAAGAAAAGATATAATCAATTTTGCTGATCCAGCTACCACAACAGGTGACCAAAAAGCAGGAGTAAGGCCAGAGTATGCTACAAAAATATTAGAAAGAATTCAAGAAAATAATCCTATATTGTCAGACATCTCTTTTATTCCTACTACTGAAAATAGTTATATATTACCTGTAGAAATGTTAGGATTGCCTGAAACTGGTTGGGTTGGAGAAACAGCAACAAGAGCTGAAACAGTAGTAACCAAATTAAAGCAAGTAATTGTAACTCTAAATCAATTGTATGCAATGCCTGTAGTATCCAATAAACTAATGGGAGTTAATTTCGTTGGCTATGTAAACTTCTTACTAAAAAGAGTGGAACAAGCTATGAGCTTAACAATAGCAAACTCCATATTCAACGGAACAGGAACAAACTCCCCACTAGGCCTATTAAAAGATACTAATGTGACTCAAACAGAGACCATTGATGATACAGACGACACTACATTTATAGATTCATTGATAGACATTTTTTATAGTGTTAAATCTGACATTTCAGCTAATGCAAAATGGTACATGACAAGAAATCTATGGGCTAAGATAGCCAAGCTAAAAAATGCTTCTAAAGATTTTTATATAACAGACTTGAATACTGGAAACACAAGAACACTAATGACTAGACCAGTTGTTATTATAGAATCAGCTGGAGCAGGATTGAAAGAGTTTGATAGNGCTACTGCTGGAACAGATTATGTAGGAGTATTTGCTGACTTAAATATGGGTATATTAGCTATTCAAAACCCTAACCTAACAGTTTCAATGAGAGACCAAGTGACAAGCAAAGGGCTCACTAAATTTTACACTGAAAAAGGATTAGGGGCAGGGGTACAACTTCCTGAATATATAACTAAGATAACTAAAGCATAGGAGCAAGAAAATGGCAGAAGAAATAAAGGAAATGACTTATGATAAGGAATTAATGAAAAAAATAACTGGAATAGAGGACGAAGATCTTTTAGATTTTTACATAAAGGCCATAATTACGAAGATAGAAAAATATATAGGCTACAAGCTCGTAAAAGGCGAAATAAAAGAAATTATAGAAGGGCTTAGTTCAACCTACCTTTACATTAAAAGAAGAGATTTCGAAAGCGTTTCGAACGTAACTGATGCATGCGAAAAGAACAATATCCCTTTTAGTTATGTAGGTAGAAAAATAATCTTTGATGAGATTATTCCAGTTGGAACATATGTAGTAGTAACTTATACTGCTGGATATGAAAAAATACCTGAATTTCTTCTGCTATTTATAGCTCAAATGGTAAATGAGGCTTCTACTAATAAAAAAGGATTGAAATCTTATTCCATTAAGGGGATTAGTTACACCTATTTAAGCAGAATAGAACAATCTGATAATTTTATAAATGGTGTAAGAGATTTATTTGGAGTGGTGGAGTTCTAATGTTTGAAGAATTAAATAAAGATATGAAATATCTCAATGAACACATGGTAGTGATAGGAATATTGGCAGAAGATGAGGATAGAACAGCTGGAAAGGGAGTAAGAATAATTGACTATGCGGTATGGAATGAAATAGGTACAAAATACATACCGCCTAGGCCTTTTTTCAGGAAAACCATAGAAGAAAATCAAACAAGAATAACCTCTTATGGAAATGTAAGACTAAAAAAAGTAATAAGAGGGGAATTATCTCCTGAAAATGCTTTGAAACAAGTAGGAGAGTATGTAAGAGGATTAATCATAACTACTATAGCCACTGCTAATAGTTGGGCTGAGCCAAATGCTGATAGTACTATAAAGATAAAGACAAGCAATGGAAATGCTAATAATACAAAGATATTAATTGATGACAAATACTTAATAAAAAGTATTCGATATAAAATAATTAATCTAGCTGGAGTAGCTGAATATGTAAGTGATTTTAAGGATGTGTAAATAATGGATAATGTAATTTTATTGGATGAACACTTGGTTCCATTAAAAGCAGTAAATAAAAAAAATGGTGAATGGATTAAAGGTCAATGGCAGGAAAAAGCGAATACAGAGTTAGCGTTTAATGGAGTTCATATAACAGTAACACTAAATGATATGAAATATTATTCTCAAGGAGCCGTAAACGTAGGAGATAAGGTCTTAATGACAAAGACCAAGTTAGAAAAGGGAATGATTGTATATATTAAAGATGAAGAGTGGGTAATCAAAGGTGATATTGACTATGATTATTTAGCTGACATCAAAGAGTACTATTTACAAAGGAGTAACAAAGATGATTCCAAAGATAATGGACCTAATTAATAAAACAAATTCATTCCAAATAATACCAGCTTATACAGACAAAAAAACACCTGAAAAACCTTATGGAAGTTATGTGATAATCAGTACCAGTACTAAAAACCTTGGTCCTACTTATTCAAAATATGATGACATCAAAGATGTCCATATTGAAAAAAGTAGATATAGGGAGACGGTACAAGTACAATTTGATATTTATTCAGATGGGGAAATAGAGGCCTTAAATAAAGGTAGAGAATTAAGAAACTTGATAATATTCCAATTAAGACATCAATGGGGGAGAATAGACACAGGAATAGTGCTATTTACATCAATAGAAAATAAAAGAGAAGAAATAAAAGGAAAATACGAGTATAGAACTACCTTTGATGTAACCTTTGAATATATGACACTTTCCGAGGAAAGAGAAGTAGAAATAGCAAGGGAAATAGATTTGATAGTTAAAAAATTTAAAAACTAGGAGGGAAAATGGCAGTATATAGAGAACCAGTGAAGATAGTAGTGGAAAAAGAAGTAGCTACTACTATAGCAGCATTAAACAAAGTAATCATTGTAACTGATGAAAAGAATCAAGATTTTAAATACTACAATGATAGTGCATCAGTGGGGGAAGACTATGGGAATAATTCCAAAATATATAAATTGGTTGAAACTTTCTTAAGCCAAACAGATGGTGATGGAAACATTTTAAAACCAGACTTCTTTGGAGTAGTGGGAGTAACAGCTGCATCTGGAGAAAACATTGAAGATAAATTGAAAGAAATATTAAATGAGAACTTGGATAAAGAATGGTATGGAATTTTGACCACTTTTGATAGTCCAGAAACAATTGAAAGTATAAGACCTTTTTGTACAGAACATAGAAAAATATATATAGCAGATGTGAACCAATACCCAATAGCAGATACCAGTAAATCAGATAGAATGATTTGCTTTTGGAATCCTACACTAGAAGAAACAAATAGAGAATATAGGGCTGCTGCCTATGGTGGTGGAGTAATAACACCAGGAGCAGGGTCAAAGGCTAGCCTAGTATTAATGGCAGGAGTAACCGCTGATACTGATATTAATAAGAAAGTAGACTTGACAGATAACAATATAACCTTTGTGGAAAAAAGAACAAGTGAAAATTATATTATTGCTAATGGCGGAAAAGGGCAAGATGGAACTTATCTAGATGAAGTTACAGCTATTGACTGTATCATTGTAAACATGAAAGAAAACATTCAAAAGGTAATGATTAAGAAAGGATTTAGACAAGATGATAGAGGATATGCCCTTATGGAAGATACTTTGACCAAAGTAATGGAAGAAATGGGAGTAATGAATCTAATAGCTATAAAGGATAATAACTATGAATATATCGTCTATCCAGTAAATCAAACAAATACAGAGAGAGAACAAAGAATAATGAGACCAAGGGTATTATTTAGATTGGCTGGTTGGGCATACTTTATAGATTTAACATTGAAAATGACTTATAAGGATATAGGGGGTAGTAACTAATGACAGATTTAAGCCAAAAGACATTAATTCTTAATGGATATACATTTAAGGATCCTAGGTCTATAAGTGTAGCAGCTCCAGAAGATAGAATGACTCTATCAGATAAGAGCATATATGGAAAAAGGAGAGTGAAAAAATCTCCAGACCCTAACCTAACCATAACAGTAACAGTACCTACTGGAACAGAAGATGAGACAGTCTTATTAAATGCAGCTGAATATATGACTGTAAGTGGTGGATACTTTAAAGATTCATCTGTGGATAAATATAAAAGAGGAATAACTCTAGGAGAAGTTGGAGTAAATAAAGGAGAGTTAACAAATGATGGAGAGGCAGACTCAAGAGAATTTACTTTAGTATGTGCAGATGTAAGGGAGGTATTAATCTAATGGAAAAAAGTAAAAAAGAAATGGAAAATGAAAAATTTTTAGAAAAACTAGAAGAAAATGGAATTCAAAAAATTGAATTCAAAAAGGAGAATTTAGGAGCATTGGAATTTGAATTAGAAATGATGACTAAAAACTTTAAAAAGGAAAAACTACCATTTAGGGTGGAAAGAGTTTCTAATAACACCTTTATGAAATTGGAAGAAAAATTGAATGACATAGAGGGAACAAAGGAGTTTCTAAAAACATTCATAGCCTTTCCAGTAGAGGCTAGAGATTTGGAATTTTTTAACCTAGATTTGGACGCTATGGGAATGTTAATGGAGGCAATAACAACATTCCAAATAACACCCAGTTTATTCATTGAAAAATTTGGAAAAAATTAGAAGATTAGAACAACATAAGTTTGATTTAGCCTTTAGATTAAAAAAAGACTATTATTCTAAACCAATGGAAGAGCTAAGTTTAGAAGAAACAGAACTTTTAAGATTAGCATGGAACGACTATTGTAAGAGAGAAAATGAAAGGATAAAAAAGGAGATGGAAAACAAAAATGGCAAATAACAGATTAAATTTTACAATTAGCATAAGAGACCGAATGTCTCCAACACTAAGAAAAATACAAACAACTGTTACCAAAATAAAAGATATCATTTCTAGAACATCTTCTTTTTCATTTAATGGTTTTAGAAATAGTTTAAATGGAGTAAGGACAAGTTTTTCAAGAGTAAGGGAACAAATAATAGCTAACAGAAAAGAATCCAAGAAATTTTCTGAAGTAGCAGGAAATGGAATGGACCAATTAAAAAGTAAAATAAAAGGATTGCTTGCTGCTGCCTCTGTAGGGTTAATAATAAAGGCTTCATTTAAAGGAGCAGCACAATTAGAGCAATATAGAAATACGCTAGAAACTATATTGAAAGATAGAGACTCAGCTAGAAGAAAATTAGCATGGGGAGCAGGATTAGCAAATAGGACACCTTTTGGAACTGAGGAAGTAGTAGGCGGAATGGTAAAACTCCAAAGTTATGGAATAGAGGGAGATAGAGTATTAAAAACTACTGGAAAGACCTATATGGAAATGATAGGAGATATGGCCTCAGCTATGGGAAAAAGTTTTGACCAAGCAGTTGAGGCAGTAGCGGACGCAAGGACAGGAGAACTAGAAAGGCTTAAAGAATTTGGAATAACAAAGCAAATGATTGGGGACTTTGGAAAAAATAATGGATTTAAAGACTTTTTCAATAACAAAGGTCAAATCACTAACATGCAAGAATTCAATAGAGCATTATTTGAAATGATGAATTCTAGATATGGTGGATCAATGGAAAAACAAGCTAAAACTTGGAAAGGGGCTGTAAGTACTATTCAAGGTGTGTTCCAAAATGCTTTGGCCAATATGGCTGGAGTTAATATGTTTGGAGACTTAGTGAAAAATTCTCCTTTTGCGATATTAAAAGATAAGGTGTTAATTCCTTTATCAGATAAAATGGTGGAACTTTCTCAAAATGGGACTATAACTAAGTGGTCTGAGAATATAGCTAATTCTATGGAAAAAATAATAGATACAGGAAAAAAATTATTTAATTTTATTGTTAAATGGAAAGATGTTCTTATTCCTTTAACCAAAGGATTATTAATAGCCAAAATAGCCCTTAGTGCATTTTCAGCAATTATGAGTGCTAATCCTATATCACTAGGATTAGGGGCAATTATTGTAGCAGGAACATTGCTATACAAAAATTGGGATAAAATAAAGGCCAAGTTTGGGGAGTTAACAGCATATATAGGAAAAAAAGTAGATAAATTAAAAGGATTTTTCAAAAGAAATGAAGGATTAATTAATTTATTAACCCCAATAAAAGTGGGTATTCAAGGGGCAACTGCTTTTTATAAAGCTTGGGACAAAAATAAAAGTCTTGGAGAAAATCTAAAAAATGGATTTAAAGCTGCTTTTAGCACTTTAAAAAAAGAAGCAGGAAAAACATTTAACTATTTAAAAAATACAAAAATAGGTAAGGGAATTACTAAACAAATAGATAACTTAAAAAATAAGTTTAAGAAAAATGAGGGATTTTTTAATGTCTTGGTTCCAGCAAAACCTGCAATACAAAGTATATATTCTTTTTATAAAGCTTGGGATAAAAACAAAGGATTAGGTGAAAATTTAAAAAGTGGATTTAAAGCTAGTTTTGATTCTTTGAAAAAAGAAGCAGGAAAAACAGTTGACTATTTAAAAAATACAAAAATAGGTAAGGAAATTACTAAACAAATAGATAACTTAAAAAATAAATTAAAAGGAAATGAAGGACTATTTAATATATTGGTACCAAGCAAAACAATTATAGAAAGTGTGAATTCATTTTTTAAGGCTTGGGACTCAAACAAAAGTGTTTTTGAAAATTTGAAAAATGGTGGAACTGCCGCTTTAGATGTATTGAAAAATCAAATGGAAGTAACTAGAGAATATATAAAAAATACCTCTCTAGGACAATGGTTTATAGAAAAAATCAATAAAACTAAAGATAGCTTTAACCAAGCTATAGACTTAATTAAAACAAAGATAACTAATACAACAAATAGTATTAGAACCTCTTTTGAAAGCGTAGTGAACAATATTAAAGGATATTGGGAAAGCTTGAAAAATTCAATAATGAGTGTAATAGATACCATTGTAGAATATATAAACAACATTAAAAATAAAATTGGTAATCCATTTTCGGCTATTGGAGACACTTTGAAGGGATTACCTGGTGTATCCCTTTTCTTTAAAGATGAAAATCCTCAAGTAGACGGAAGTCATGCTGATGGACTTAATTATGTTCCATATGATGGATATATAGCGGAGTTGCACAAAGGAGAAAGGGTCCTTACAAAAGAAGAAAATAGAAATATAAATAAAGGTGGAAGCCACATAAGTATCAATTTGACAGTCAATGGAAATTCAAGTGGTACAGATTGGGAAAAAATAGCTAATTTTATTGTTGGAAAAATAAAAGAACATGAAGATGAAAAATTAATAATGGAAGGAGAAATGTAATATGTTTTCAGTGACTGGATTGATGAGTAGAGTTTCAAATACAATAAATACTTTCCTAGGAATAACTGACCAAATAAGACAATATTTAACTCAAATGCCAGTATTACTAGATAATATTCAACTAGAAATTGTATCGGAACCCAATGAAAGTTATACAAGCGATGTTCCTTCAATCAATGTGGAAGATGGATCCAAAATCTCTGATAATATTTCTAATAATGCTCTAGTTATAACTATGAAAGTCCAAATAATGGCCAGTAATCACAAGCAATTATTTGAAAGACTTTTGACTATAAGAGACCAAAGAAGATTAGTAGATTTATATATGGTCAAATTATATAAAAACATGGCCATAACTAGTATTGAAAAGCCTACATATTCCATGTATTACACAGAATTTAATATGACACTACAGCAAGTGGAAGTTGTATATTTGGATACTATTCCAGCACCATCACCAAAAGCAAAACCAGCCACTCAAAAAAGAACTCAAGTAAATACAAGGGCTTCATCTAGTAATGGCGGG